GGCAACTGGGTAATTGGGATAGATTCCCCTAATAGTACTATAAACTTTAAAGAAGTATCTAAAATTTCTAAAAATTCATCTTCAATAATTAAAGATACAATTGAAAATAACAAGAAAAAAATTAATAGTTTTTCTTCAAGTAATAAATCTATTTTCATTTCAAATAACCTTCCTTATATAGGTAGATTAAATGATGGATATTCAGCTCAAGCCCCTTCAGGCTTTGTAGAAAAAGCAGTGCAGTCTGGTATTAATGCTATTAAAAATGAGGAATTATTATGAATACTACTTTTGACATAGAAATAACATCAAAAGGGACTAAAACAGTTAAAAGGGATATTGAAAGTCTTGGAAAATCTGTAAAAAGTACTGAATCTTTAGTTGATCAGCTTAATAATACTTTTAAGACTTCTTCATCAGAACAGTTAAAAAAAAGATTAGACTCTTTAAATACTTCTTTTAAAAATGGAAAAACTCCATTGAAAGATTATCAATCACAATTAGCAGGAATAAGTAAAGATGCAAAAAGTTTAGGTATATCTTTAGACGGAGCTAAAACTAAGTTAGGTAAATTTTCAAAAGAAGCAAAAGAATCTTCTAATGTTTTAAAAACTGTTAGTAAATTTGCTTCTTTTGCTTTATTGTCAGCAGGTCTATCTTCAGCTACAAGTTCTACAATTGAATATAAAAATGCTTTGTCTGAAGTATCGACCCTTTTAGATGGAAATATTGATTCTCAAATTTCAAATATTTCTCAGCTAGCAAAAGAGCAAGTAAAACAATTCGGAGGTTTACCAACAGAGCAAGTAAAATCTTTTTATCAAATAATTTCAGCTGGAGCTAGCAGTGCCGGGGAAGCAAACGCAATATTAACCGCTTCAAATAAATTGGCTGTAGGGGGAGTTACTGATGTAACTATAGCGGCAGACGGTTTAACTTCAGTTTTAAATGCCTATGGTCTAGAAGCTGATAAATCTACAAATATAACGGATTCTATGTTCGTTGCGATGAAGGCTGGTAAGACTACCATATCTGAGTTATCTTCTTCATTAGGTTTAGTTGCACCGTTAGCTGTTTCAGCTGGAGTAGAATTTGATGAATTAACTTCCTCAATTGCCGCTTTAACTAAAGGGGGTATTAATACTAAAGTTGCGGTTACAGGGGTTAGAGCAATTTTAGCAGCGATAGCTAAACCTACAGCTGAAGCGTCTGAAATTGCTAATAAACTTGGAATAGAATTTAATTCAGCCGGTTTAAAAGCAAAAGGTTTCCAAGGGTTTTTACAGGAATTACAAATTAAAACTAGAGGTAATAGTGATAGTTTAGCTAAATTATTTGGTGGAGTTGAAGCATTGGTACCAATTTTAGCTTTAACTGGTAAATCTTCTAAAGATTTTACAACAATATTAGAAAGTATGAATTTAAAAGCTGGTTCTACTGAACAGGCTTTTACAAAAATGGCTAATTCACCAGGTTTCCAAATTGGTAGATTATTTTCAGCAATAAAAGTAGAGGTGATTAGTTTATCAGATTCTTTTGTAAATCTTTTAGGTAAATCAGCAAAATTTTTAGCAAATAATTTTCAAACAATTATTAAAGTTTTAAAAGTTTTTTCAGTTACTGCTTTAGTTGCTTTTGGTCCAGCTTTGTTAGGAGTTATAAACAGTGCCACCGCTGCTACAATAGCTTTTAACACTGCGCTGTTAGCTAATCCAATTGTCGCTATAACTGCTACTTTAGTAGCTCTTACAACTGCTTTAGTTGCTTTTTCAGATCAAATCAATTTAACAAGTGATGGAACTATAAAACTGAAAGATGTATTTGATTTAGCTTTTTCAAAAATTGGAGATGCAATTCAGATTGGAATTGATTTATTTAGATCATTTGCAAATTTTGTTTCTAGTAAAATTCAAGAAAATAAACAATTGTTTGAAACTCTTGGTAATTCTATAAGAGAAACTATTAAAAATACAATAAATTTTGTAATAAATTCTTTTATTGCTGGTTACAATTCGATAGCTAAAATTTGGTCTAATTTACCTGATTTTTTTATTTCAATTGTTGAATTGTCAGTAAATGGGGCTTTAGGTGGTCTTGAACAGTTTATTAATAAGTTTGCCGGAGTTTTACAAAATTTAGGTTCTAAGTTTGGTATTGTAGATTTGCAAAAGGATTTTAAAGTTAAATTTGCTAAAATAAATTTAACTAAAGAAGGTGAAAATATAGGTGAAAGTATTTACAAAGCTATACTAAGTCAACTAAATACTGATCAAATAGCTAAAATTAAAAATAGAATTATTTCTAATAAAAGAAATTCTCAGGTTAAAAACAGTTCTTTAATAAATAGTTCAAAATCAACAATTAATAATTCCATCGTTAAGAACGATGAAATTAACTCTTCAAAAAATAAAACAGTACAAAAAGAAAATGATGAGTTGCAAAAGCAAAATGAATTTATAAAAAATTTAAATTCTAAATTTTCAGAACAAATAAAGATACTCAAAACTAAAAAAGAAGAAAAATCAAAATTAAAAGAAGTTATAAATTTAGAAAATCAGTTTACTAAAGTTGGTATATCTTTAGATGATCAAAGATATACGAATGCACTTTCTAAATTAAATCAAATTATAACTTTAAAAGAACAGCAAAAACAACAAGAAAATCAAAGTAAGTTTAACAGTTCGCTTCAGTCTGAAAATGAAAAGTTACAGTTTCAAATTCAAATTCTAAGCATGGAAAAAGAATCAAGAGATGCTTTGATTGTTACTAGAAAACTGGAAAATGAAGCAAAAAAATTAGGTGTTACTGTTTCTCAAGAAGAAATAAACAAAAGAATACAATTAAATTCACAATTAAAAGAAGAACAAGAATTGCAACAGTTTAAAGCTGGAATTTTGCAACAAATAACATCTCCACAAGATGTTTATAATGAAAAAGTTGGTAAATTAAATGAATTATTGAATGCGGGCCAATTGTCGTTAGAACAATATAATGCTGCTCTAGGAGTTTTAAAAGAAAATGTTACATCTAATTCTGAAACTTTTGGTTCCGGTTTTAATTCAGCTATACAGGGAATGACAATGACCGTTCAAGATTTTGGTAATGAATTAGGAAATACTATCAGTGGAACCTTCCAAGGAATGGAAGATAATTTAGTAAGTTTAGTTACAACAGGTAAGGCTGATTGGGCTGGAATGGTTGATAGTATGATTTCAGATTTAGCACGTTTAATGATCAAAATGTTGATTATCCAGCCTCTTATGTCAGGGTTTGGTGGTGGATTGTTTGGTGGAGCTTTTGCAAAGGGAGCGGCTTTTTCTGGTGGTAAAGTTACCCCCTTTGCCAAAGGTGGATTAGTAAATAGTCCTACCTTGTTTCCCATGGCTAAAGGCATGGGGTTAATGGGAGAGGCTGGACCTGAAGCAGTTGTACCTTTAGCTAGGACTTCTTCAGGAGATTTAGGAATTCAGACTACAGGGGCGATTGGTAATAATGCTGTACAAACAAACGTATTTTCACCTACAATAAACGTAACTGTTGAAGGTGGTAGTAAAGGCCAAAAAGAAGATCAAAATTTAGGTGAAAATGTTTCAAATCAAATTAACAGTATTTTGCAAAATAAATTTGCTGAATTCGTTCAAACACAAAAAAGAAATGGAGGTATGCTCTCAGCATCTAATTAAATAATGGTAGATATTTTTCCAGATTCTTTGAATGGGTTTTTAGAAGAAGAAAGACTTTTTTATACTCCAGAGTACGGATCTCAACCCAGTGTTGAAACTAGAATTTTAAAAGCTGATTTTGGTGATGGTTATACCCAAAGAGCCGCAGATGGGATTAATAATATTATTGAAACTTGGGATTTAAGCTGGAAAAATTTGCAGAAAAATTTTGCAAACAGATTAAATAATTTTTTTCGTGAAAAAAAAGGATACATTTCTTTTAAGTGGATACCTCCAGGTGAACAGTCTTTAAAAATTTGGACTTGCTCTTCTTTTAGTGGAATGATACCAGTTCCAGGAAATGAATTATTTGATTTTAATGCAACCTTTAGACAAGAATTTGATTTACTCTAGAGTTAATTTTTTAAATTGATTAATACGATATTTTTCTAAATCGTTACAATTTATATTTTTAATTTCTTTTTTAGTTTCAGTTATTAATTTTTTGAAATTTTCATCGTTATTAGATTCTAAATTTAAAACTTTATCGTTATTGACATAAAGTTTAATAGCTTTTTCGTCAGTAGGTATAGATGATTGACAAGATTGATTTTTAAAATTATTAAAGTAATCAATTACATCGCTGTATTTTTCATCTGAAAATTCTATTTTCTCTCCGGTTTTTTGAGTATAAGACCAGGTTTTTTTATTTTCATTATATTTAAGTCTTTTTAATTCACATTCAAAGTTTTTTTGAGCGAAAATAGTACAAATATCGTGCATATTTGTTAACCACAATTTTGCATCTTTATAAATTAATTCAGTACTAAAAGATACATTTGAAATAAAAAGTAAATTTAGTAGTAAAAAATATTTTTTCATTTTGATTTTAATTTTGATTTTGATTAGTTAAATACAAAGCAAAATATATCTTATTTATGATTTTTTAGTTACTAATATTATAAAATATATTTTGTAATATTCCTTAAAATAATTAAAAATATAAAAATGAATATTTTTCATTTAGATAAAAACTTAAAATTATGTGCAGTTTATCACTGTGACCAACATGTGCGTAAAATGATAATTGAATACGCTCAAATGCTGTCTACTGCTCACAGGGTGTTAGATCCAGATAATAATTTAGAAATATATAAAAAAGCATATACTAATCATCCTTGTACTATCTGGGTACGTCAGAATGCATCTAATTATCTATACATGTATGAATTATTTATTTTACTTTGTGAAGAATTTAAATATCGTTTTGAAAAAATTCATAAAACATCATTACTTATTTCTAATTTAACAAACATACCTAATCACATTGATCATTCTTTAGAATTGAGCAATATTCCATTGTGCATGCCAGATCAATATAAAAGTGATGATTATGTGCATTCTTATAGGAAATTTTATATTTCTAAAAAAGATTCTTTTAAGCGTGCAAAACCTATTTGGACTAAAAGAAGTATACCAAATTGGTATAATTAAATTATATTTTCAATTTTATCAATGAAAAAAATATAATGAATTAATATTAACTGATTTAAAACATTTTAATTCTTATCGAGCTTTTGAAAATTCAGGAAAAATATTAGATCATCAAATAAATGAATGGGGTCTTTTCAATCAAAAAGGTTTTAAAATTGAAAAGGATGGTAAAAAAGCTAATGAAAAAACTGTTAGAAAGGTATCGAATGGATTAATTAGAAAATCAGCTCGAGAATATGCTAAATGTAAACAGGATTTTAAAAATTTAAATTTTATAAATAATTCTTTTGGTAATATTTATGATAAAAAAGATTGATGAGTATAAATGAAGATATTCAATCTCCTAACACCGGGGAATTAATAGAACTGTTTAAAATTGATGCTACTTCTTTAGGTGGAGATATATATAGACTGACTCCATCAAAAGAAGTCAGCAATATATCAATTGTTTTTGATCAACAGGAATATTTCCCAGTTCCAATTGAAGCTACAGGTTTCCAATACAATAGTAAAGGTTCATTACCTAGGCCTACTTTACGAATATCTTCAGTTTCTTCTTTATTGAGCATTGCTGTTATAGAATTTGATGATTTGTTAGGTTCAATTTTTTATAGAATTCGCACTTTTAAAAAATATTTAGACAATCAGCCTGAAGCAGATCCTCAAGCTGTTTTTCCAGTTGATGTTTATCGATTTGAAAGAAAAGTTAATCAAAATCCAATATTTATTGAATGGGAATTAAGCTCTTATTTGGATAACGAAGGGATTAAAATTCCTAAACGACAGTTTTTAAAAGACGTATGCAATCATTCTTATCGTTTTTGGAATTATACTACAAATAATTTTTCTTATCAAAACGTTACATGCCCTTATGTTGGTGAAAAAAGTTTTGATTCAAAAGATTCACCTTGTTTACCGCAAGATGATTCTTGTTCTAAATTTTTAAGTGGTTGTAGAAAAAGATTTGGTGAAAATGGTATATTGCCAACTAGAGCTTTTCCAGGTGTAGCTAGAATTTAAAAATGATAAGCAAACAACAAGAGATTGAGGTAAAAAAATTTTTATTGTCAAAATATCCAGAGGAAGCTGTATGTGCTATTACTGAATTTGGTTTTGAAAAATTAGAAAATATAGCTGAAGAACCAACTAAAAATTTTAAAATTTCAAAAGAACAGAACTTTAAAATTATTGAAAAAGGTTTAAAGTTACTTATTCATAGTCATCCTGATTGGTGGAATGTGCCTTCCAAAAGTGATATGAATACTCAAATGTCATTGAATATTCCTATGGCTATTTGCACGGTTACTAAAAATTCTTGTTCTAATCTTAGGTATTTTGGAATTAAAAATACTGAACCATTGATAGGTAGACCTTTTGTTCATGGTATCACTGATTGTTATGCAATTATTAGAGATTTTTACATTTCAGAATTCAATGAAGAAATTAAAAATTATGCTAGAAGTTGGGAATGGTGGCTTGATAATGAAAATTTATATGAAAATAATTTAAAAGATTGTGGTTTTTATCAAGTTTATAAACCTACTCTAGGGGACATGTTTTTATGTAAAATAAAATCAAAAGTTTATAATCATGCTGGAATATATTTAGGTAATGAATTAATATTACATCATCTTAGTGGCTATAAACCCATAGATAATAGTAAAATAAGTAGGAAAGAGCCTATTAATAGATGGTTAAAGTTCATTGAAAAATGGTATCGACATGAAAAAATTAATCCTTCATGGAAGACTTAAATTAAAATTTAATAAAGAATATAATTTAGATATTAAAAATATTCCTGAAGCCATTAGAGCCTTATCTTTACAAATTCCTGGTTTTAAAAAAGAATTGTCAAAAGGTGAATATTTTGTTTATAGAGACAAAACGCAAATTTGTGAACATGAATTGAATTTAAATTTAGGAAAAACTGAAGAAATTCATCTTATCCCTGTTATACAAGGTTCTAAAGGAACAGGTAAAGCTGTTGGAATGGCAATTTTAGGAGTGGCTTTAGTTGCCTCTGCTTTTGTTTTTGCCCCAGCGGCAGGTTTAGGAGCGGCCGCTTTTGGTTCAGTAACTTTTGGACAAATTGCCTTAGTTGGTGGAGCTTTGATATTAGGTGGTATAGCTTCGATGCTTGCCCCAAGTCCTAAAGTCAATTCGCAATCATACCAAAATCAAGAAGTACCAAGTGAAAGAAAATCATTCCTGTACGATGGACCAAAAAACACAAGTAGGCAAGGATTACCAATAACTATAGCCTATGGTGAAATATTAGTAGGTTCTCATGTAGTTAGTCAGGGTATAGATACGGTGGAAATATGACTTTTATTGATGGTTCTAAAGGTGGTAAGGGTGGAGGTGGAGGTGGAGGCGATCCACCAAGAACCCCTGTAGAATATCCCAACACTTTAAGATCTAAGAACATTGTAAGAATACTTGACGTGTTATGTGAAGGTCCAATTGAAGGATTAGTTGACGGAAATAAATCTATTTTTTTAGACCAAACACCAATTCAAAATCAAGATAACAGTGTAAATTTTACAGGTATATCTGTTCAAGCTAGAGATGGTTATCCTGATCAAACTCATATCAGCGGTTTTCCCCAAGTAGAAAAAGAAGTAAATGTAGGTGTTGAGTTAAGCACTGTCTCTAAACAATCTGTTCAGTTTGCACATGGGGATTTAATAACTTTATTTGATGGTAGTACTAAAAAAGCTGTAAATATATCAATAGGTGATAGTGTTAGATCTAATAATGGATCTGAAAATGCTAAAGGAGTAGTTACGTATGCTCAAAGTAGTTTAAATAATTTAGGTAGAAAAAATTTTTATCATACTGAAACTGTATTTCAACCCCCACCTTTAGTTTGGCCTAGTTTTACATTAACTAATGGTACTACTAAAACTTATGATCAGATTATAGCTGGAGATTTAATTAGAGCTAATAGTACTACAATTTGGCAAGTTGAATATGCTCTTGCTAAGAAGCCACTCGGGTTTGGAAATTTCCATCAATTTACTATGAATTATTTTCTTTTACAGGAAATAACTCTGATACATGTAGACGGTTTTCAAAATTTATACAGAAATGGATCTTTAAGTACAGATTCTAACAATAAAAATATATCTTATGTTTCAAGAAGTATAATTTCTTCAGAAGTAGATGCTTTAAAAATAAAAGTAAGAATACCTCAACTTTCTAAAGTTAACCAATCAAATTTTGATACGGAGCCAAATTCAGTTTCTTTTAACATTCAATATTTAAGTCAAGATCAATCTTGGGTAAATATTTCAAACTATACTATTTCAGGTAAAAATACATCACCTTTTGAAAGATCTTATTTGATTAATTTGTCTGATTTACAAAATGCTGAAACTCCTTACACCATCCGTTTAGGTAAATTAACAATTGATTCTCAGCTTCAAAATGTACAAAATAGAATATTTTGGAGTTCATACACTGAAGTTATCGATGCTAAGCTAACTTATCCTGATACTGCTTTAGTTGGCATTACAGTAGATGCTCAACAGTTTGGATCTAGGGTACCAAGTAGAGGGTACAAAATAAAAGGACTGATTGTAAAAGTTCCAACTAACTACGATCCTGTTCAAAGAACTTATGATGGTATCTGGGATGGAACTTTTAAATTAGCTTTTACAAATAATCCAGCCTGGATTTTTTATGATTTAGCGACAAATTCACGTTATGGCCCTGGTAATGAAAATGTTGATAAATGGGATTTGTACGAAATATCTAAATATTGTGATGGTTCTGTGCCAGACGGTAAAGGTGGAACTGAAACTAGATTTGAATGCAATTGTGTTTTTCAAGATCAGACTGAAGCTTATACAGCTTTAAATACTTTAGTATCAAGTTTTGCTTCCATGATTTTTTGGGGTACAAATACAATTTCAATTAGTCAAGATTCCCCTAAAGATCCTGTAAAATTGGTTACTCCAGCCAATGTTATTAATGGAAATTTTAATTATTCAGGTACAGCTTTAAAAGCTAGACATTCTGTAGTTCATGTTACCTGGAATAATCCTGATAATTTTTATAAATCGGAACCAATTGTAGTTGAAGACCAGGAATTAATAAGAAGATTTGGTTATAATGTCATTTCAGTAAATGCTTTTGGTTGTACAAGACAAAGCCAAGCTCAAAGATACGGAAGGTGGATACTTGATACAGAAAAACATTCAACGGAAACAGTTACTTATAGTGCTTCTTTTGATCATTTAGATCAAAGCGTTCGCCCCGGTGAAATAATTAGTATTTCAGATCCTGCTTATGCGGGTGCTAGATATGGGGGTAGAATAAAAACTACAGGGGTTAGTTCACTGACTTTAGATAAATCTCCTAAAGACATACTAAACGAAAAATATTATATTTATGTTACTTTGCCTGATGGAAATATTGTTAGTGAAGGAATTGATTATTTTGACAATGATGTAATTTATTTAGATAATGATTTACCTCAAGAGCCACTAGTAAACGCAATATATGTTTTAACCGCAACTTCTTTAAAACCTAGGCAATTTAGAATACTTTCTATAATTGAAAAAGAAAAGAATATATTTGATGTAACAGCTCTTTTTCACGATCCTACTAAGTTTGAAAGAGTTGAAAATGGTGTATATTTACCTGACATACCTTATAGTATTTTACCAACCGGACTTATTAAACCTCCAAGTAATTTGACAATAAATGAATATCTGTTTAAAAGGGGTTTATCTGTTAAATCTGCAGTAGATTTTTCCTGGACAGCCTCGACAGATTCTAGAGTTTCTTATTACGAAGTTCAAATTAAAAAACCTGTATCCGAAGATTCAAATTTAACAGCTGAGTTTGAACCTTTGAAATTCACGAGTGGTTTTAGTATTACTTATGAAGATACAACTAATGATATTTATTTTTTTAAAGTAAGATCTATAAGTTCTCTTGGAAAAAAAAGCGTTTGGGTAGAACGACAATTTAATTTGCAGGCTTTAAAAGCACCCCCTTCCGATGTAGAAAATTTTCAAGTGTCAGTTAAAGATAAAAATTTATTCTTTGAATGGAATCAAGTGGCAGACTTAGATTTAGATCGTTATGAAATAAGATACTCCCCTGAATTACAAGCTGTAAATTGGAATAGCTCGCAAGTTATTGATAGACCTAAAAACGAGTCTGCTATAATTTTTGGATCGAACGGCACTTATAGTATTAAAGCTATTGACACTTCAGGTTTTATAGTTTAAATGAAACTTTAATAATAGTTAATACAGCCAGTTTAATTAATGAAAACGTAGTTGAAGAAATAGTAGAACAAACAAGCTGGTCAGGTTTTAAAGATAGAGTAGCCTTATCTAATAATGCGATTGAATTAGAATCTGTTGATACGTTAGATGATTGGACTTCATTAGTTGAAATATATAGCCTTAGATATGGAATTAATGGTTTATATAATGAAGGCTATTACTATGCTAATGAAGTAGTTGATATGGGATCAATATTTCCATGTAAGATTAGTTCAAATATTGTGGCTAGAGGTGTTAATATTTCCAATCAAATTCAACTCTGGGGATCTTTAGATTCTGTTTCTAGAATTGATGGTTTAGCTGAGGGAGATGATTGGAATATTGAATTGCAAATAAGACAATCTAATGACAATGTTAATTTTACAGGTTGGAAAAAATTTAAAATAGGGGAATATACTGCTAGAGTTTTTCAATTTAGAATTTATTTAAAAAGCAATAAAAGTAATATAAGCCCTCGAATTGAAAAATTTGAAGTTACTGTAGATATGCCGGATAGGCTTGAATCAGGAAATAATTTAATTTGCCCTGTTGAAGGCTTGAGAATTGATTTTAAAGAAGAGTTCGCAGTAACTCCCGCAATAAGTACAAATATTGAAGGTGCTAATGGTGGTGAATATGTTAATATTACAAATAAAAGTTCTTTAGGATTTAATATAATGATAAAATCTAATAGTAATAATTCGCCTGTTGAAAGAGTTTTTGATTACATAGCGAAAGGTTATGGTAGAAAAATAACATAATGGTACAATATAATCCTAATGTACAAGGCTCAAATACTGGGTCTGATTTAGTGAATGTTTTAACGGAATGGGAATCAGCTTTAATGAGTTCCAATTCTGGCACAGATAGACCTGAAAACATCGTCGCAGGTGGAATTTGGGTTAAAATAATTAGTTCTACATCTTGGCAGTTAGTATTATATGATGGTACTAATGATTTAGTCATTGCTTCAATTAATCCGGATAATAGTACTATAACTTTTGATTCCAATTCATTGACTGGTTCTCTGGATGCTGACACTTTAAACGGAGCTTCTAATTATAATAAATTTAGAACAGGGGGGAGCGATCCTAACGGCTCTGTACAAGGTGTAGAAACAGGGGAATTATATTATGATACTACTAACAGGTTGGTTTATTTTTATTCAGGAACTGGTACTATTTGGAATAAATTAAGTCCTTCTAATGTTAGAACTTTAATTAATACAAGTGAGACTGAATTAATTTCTGATCAAACTGTAATTTTAGATGCTACTTCAAATTCAATTGATTTTAACTTATTAGCTTCAAATTCAAATAATGAAGGAAAAATAATAGAATTAAAAAGAGTTGATACTGTTATTTCTAACGAAGTACGAATAAACCCTAACGGTTCTGAAACTATTTCAGGTTTAAGTCAAATTAAGTTAAGACGAAAAGGTGAATCAGTAAAAATATTATCAAGGAATAACAACAGAGAAATTTTAGACAGTCAAGGTTGTTCTTTAACTACTGATGGTTTATATTTTTTAAGCGAGTTTAATGGATCTAGAGCTTCTATTTTACATAATGGGAATTCAAATACAATAATTAAATCTAACAATATTAGTAGTGTTAGTCGTCCAAACACTGGTTATTTTGTTTTTTACTTTACTGAAAATATGCCAACTGCTGATTATGAAGCTTATGCTATTGCTGAATGGACTCCTTCAGGAGGGCCTTATAATGTTTTAAACACTTCTATAGCTGGTAAAACAGTTTCATCTGTTCAAGTTTATATTGCCAATACTGGACAAACTAATGCCGTTAGTACAATATACAAAAATCCTAAAACTTTATCTCTTTCTATAAAATTATGATACTTGTTTACAACGATTCTTCTAAAAGGTTAATAGAAGTTACTTCTAATGATGATTTAGAAGAAGTAGCAAAAAAAATAGTTCCAAATGGTGTAAATTATAAAATAATAGATGAATCGGAATTACCAATTGATAAAACTAATAGGTATGCTTGGTATTTAGATGAAGACGATACAATCAAGGTTGATCAATCTAAGTTAGAAGCTGAAAAAACATTAGCTACAGGTTTAGGTTTTATTCAATTTACCAAAAAGCGGTTAGAGATTGAAAATGTAGCTAATGATATTCCTCCTATCGAGAGAGTTCAAATATTTCAAGCAATTAAAGATAAGCTTTCAAATTGGAAAAATGAAGCTTATAAGAATTATTGGGATTTTTTAGAACAAATGCAAACTCCTTTTATTGAAAATACTTGGAATGTTTTTAAAAACGACATATCTCAATATAAAGATTTAGAAGAAAATCTTTATATGATGCAGACTAGCCAGGGTGAAAAGTCTTTAGGAGATATATTATTATTTTATATATCCATTTATGAATCTGAAAACAGATGTTTGAGTAAAGAAGAGTTTATTGAAAAATATACTTAATAATAAAAAATATAAGCATTATAAATAAAATTTTAATATAATATTAAAATGTGAAAACTTTATTTATAATGCTTATATTTTATGAATTTAACAATTACTACCGCATACTACGATCGTAAAAAAATTAACGATATAAATGGATTTTTTACCTTACAAATTGTTAATTCTAAAAATTTTAACATTATTAAAAGATTTGAAAAACTTCCAGCTCGTTCTGGACAATACGGTTTTACTGATAGTTGGACAAGGGGAAATTCACCTATTCCTTATTCTAAAGAATGCGTTGAAGATCTTTACATTTGGTTAGATTGGCAATTACAATCTAATGAATGGTCAGGTAAAAAAGGAATAGGTGAATTTTGGTTTGTTGGTACAGGGGAAGATCGTTTTAAAATTATCGGTAAAAATGGAAAAAGTAGAAGAAATATAGGGGTTCATCCTGAAAATTCTTTTGTTGGTTCATTAGGTTGTATAGTACTTTTAAATGAAACCGAAAAACAAAAACAAAAAATATTAAAAATGAGAGAGCATTTAAAAAAAATTAGGGAAAATAAAATAAAGTTAATTGTACTTTGATATGAACGATGAAGATGCAAAAATAACGTTGAATCTTGGAAATTTCTTACGTGAGAATTTTAAAAAAATAGAAACTTCAAGAAAAGAAGATCTTGCTAGGTACGATTTGATTCATGAAAAGATTTTTGTAGAATTAAAAAAAATTGAGCATTTCACCGCTCAAATGGAGCTTGACAGAAAAACTGCTGAGTTAAAAATAAATTCAAATAAAAATGAAATAGATATTTTGAATACTAATTTTGGAAATTTAAAACATAATTTGTTTATAGGTACAATAACCATAGCGATAGCTTTAACTTTAGCTTTAGGACATAAAGTTTTGCATTTATTAGAACATTTTACAGGTATTATAAAATAGTTAATATTTGTAAATTTAAATGGAAATTATATATAAAATTAGACAAATAAATAGGAAATTTCCTTTAAAAGCCAGTTTTGAACAAGCTGTACAATCGAAATTAGGTAGGACTTTAGGGAAGCCCAAAAAGCGAAAACTAGGATTCGTAAAATCTCCACTTCGTTATCCTGGTGGTAAAAGTAGAGCCGTGAAACAGATATTAGATTTACTTCCTCCTAATTTAGATACTCTTTGCTCCCCTTTCCTGGGTGGTGGCTCTATAGAGCTTGCTTGTGCCTCTAAAGGAGTGAAAGTATATGCTTATGATATTTTTGAA